TGATGAAATGGAAGCTGAGAAGAATCGTAAGATAATCTTAGAAATGTCAGATAAAATTGATTTGATAGAACGAAATGTGTTAGACCTACAAGGACAACTACAAGAAGCATATAAAAAGATTTCTGTTTTAACTATTGCCAACATTGAGTTGAAGGAGAAGGAATGTTTCTGTGGCCTAGCAGAAGAACCAGTTCTTGCAACAGAGGAGTATTGATATGGAGATTGATTCTGAGACTAAGTTTTATATAAGACAAATTGTCGTTGAGTTATTCAAAGAAGTAGTAGAAGGTAATCTAGGAACAAACCAAGTGATACAACTTGAAGATCATTTACACGACATAATAAAAAATAAGCTTGACAATTACAAAGTAGAAGTGTATGGAGTAAGTCTAAGGGAGTATTGATATGACTTGGATAAGCCACAAAGAGTGTCCTGCTGCTGACTGTGATAGCAGTGATGCGTTCTCATACAACACAGAAACTATGGCAGGTAAGTGTCATTCTTGCAACAGGTCATACCCAAAACAAATGAAAGACCTTGACAATTGGGCAGAAGAAGAGTATCCAACATACCAAAGCAACAAGGAATCTTGGGATATGCAACAACAAGAATCAAATGTCACTGAGTTTGTCAAGCCTATGCACATGGCATACCGTGGCATCACCAAAGAAACTATGGAGTTCTACGACTGTAAGACTTTTATAGATGGTAAGGGTGAACCAGTACGTCAAGAGTACATCTACCCTTCAGGTGGTGTAAAGGTCAGGCAACTACCAAAGACATTCAGTGCTAGGAATCTAAAGACTGATGAGTTGTTTGGTATGAACCTATGGAACAGTGGCACAAGCAAGATCATTACTATCACAGAGGGTGAGCTAGATGCTATGTCAGCATACCAGATGCTACACAATCCTAAATTCGACAACCCTGTTGTGTCATTGCCATCATCGACACCATCGCACAAGCTTTGGGAAAAGATAAACAAGTTCCTTAGTTCATTCGACAAGATAGTCTTGTCAATAGAACACGATGAACAAGGTAACTCAGTAGCTGCAAAGATTGCAAGTCTGTATCCTAACAAGGTCTATCGTATGGAGCTTGACAAGTACAAGGATGCCAACGAGTTCCTGCAAGAGGGTCAGGACAAGACATTCAAGTCTGCATGGTTCAATGCTAGGAAGTATACACCTGCTAACATACTGAATACACCTGATCAGTTTCTCAATCTTTACAACAAGTCAGAGAATCATGTGTACGTTGAGACAGGTATACAAGACTTCGATGACATGTGCCTTGGCCTGATGCAAGGACACTTCACCCTGTTCAAAGCACAGACAGGGATAGGTAAGACAGAGTTCATGCGTTACCTTGAGTACAGAATACTAAGTCAATACCCTGACATCAAGATAGCTACTTGGCACATGGAAGAGACTAAGCTACGGTCTATCCTTGGCTTGGTATCCTACGAGTTGAACGACAACCTGACACGTAAGGACTTGATCGAGGACAAGAACGCTGACAGTCTAGTACAAGAGGCTATCACCAAGCTGACCAAGGACGAGAGGCTATACCAGTTCTTCCTCAATGATGAGGATGATCCACTTGACTTGCTGTCACAGATCAGGTATCTGTCTCAAGCATGTGATGTCAACTATGTATTCTTCGAACCTATCCAAGACATATCTGCCAACGCAGGTACAGAGGATAGCAAGGAGCAGTTCCTAGCTGACCTGTCAGTCAGGCTATCCAAGCTTGCAGCAGAGTTGGGTGTAGGTATTGTGACAATAGGACACACAAACGATGACGGTCAGGTAAAGTACTGTCGTATGATTGAGCAACGTGCCTCAGTTGTAGTTGATCTACAGCGTGACAAGATGTCAGAAGACAGAGAAGAAAGGAACACAACCAAACTATTAGTGACAAAGAACAGACCAGTAGGTCCAACAGGATATGCAGGGCAGCTACAGTTTGACCCTGACTCCTTTACATTGAAAGAAAAGTATGCAGTATATTGATCCCTTTGCAGCCTTTGCTGCTGTTATATATTTCTTTGGCATGTTCTTGTATTATGTACACGTCAGAACTATATTTTATTTTTTAGAAAGACCACATGAGATGAGCTTTACAAGAGTTATATTGAGTAGCTCAGTATGGATATTCAATGTGATTGCTCTAATGTGGATAGAGTTTACAGGAGAAGATGATGACAGATAAGATAGTTGCTATGGACATCGAAACAGAATCACTGACTCCTGAAAAGATTTGGTGCATCTGTGCTGAAGACGTACAGACAGGTGAGAAAGATCAGTTCGTTCACCTAACAACATTACAAGAAGAGAAGGAAAGGTTCATTGAATACTGTAGCAGATACGATAGGTTTATATTTCACAATGGAATCTGTTTTGATGTTCCTATTATTAATCATCTTGTAAAGAAAGACTTGATACCTCTGGAGTCAGTCATTGATACACTGATTGTAAGCAGACTGGTAGACTTTGATTTAAAGCATGGGCATGGTCTCAAAGCTTGGGGTATCAGGCTAGGTAACTTTAAGATGGACTTCTCAGACTTCTCAATGTTGTCAGACGAGATGATAAAGTACTGTCATCAGGACGTTACAGTTACATTAAGAGTGTACGATAAGTTCAAGAAAATAATACATGATCCTGAATGGGAAGATGCTATCAGGTGTGAACATGACATACAAATACTGTGTCAGACTATGACAGACAACGGTTTTTACTTTAATAAAGCCAAGGCTGAAGAGTTACTTGATGAGATAGAACAACGCAAGGCACACCTTGAGGATGCTTTCCAAGAGGACTTCCCACCCAAGCTAGAGGAAGTCAACCGTATCAAGTACAGAAAGAAAGCTGACGGTACACTGTACAGCAATGTGACCAACGCACAAAAGAAACACGCAAAGACACAAGTAGACTGGTCAAAGCAAGAGCCTGAGCTAGTGTGCTACGACTTCATAGAGTTCAACCCTGCCTCACCAAAGATGAGAATAGAAAGACTATGGGAAGCAGGATGGAAACCATTTGAAAAAACTAAAGGACATATAGATTATGAACGTGATCAATCTAGAAGATACTAAATATTGGGTATGGTATACACAGATACCACAGGAGGTATAATATGGGTAATTGTCGTCATTGTAATGTAGAGTTAGTTGCAGGATCAAAAAGTGAAGGTGGTAACTGGAATCCACACTACGCAAAAACACAGCCTAATCTTAATATGTGTAAGTCTTGTTTCAATAAGACATACATAAATGGCTCTACGGGAAGCAATTCAAAAGGAAATCCTTTGAGAATGTTTGTTAATGGTAAGTACATACCAAAGTCACATCCACTATACAAAGCTGGACGCTACAAAACTTTTAGTGATGCAGCTTTTAGTTCACTTGAAAAAAAGAAAGGTACAAAAGACGGATACGTTTACGCTATAATTAACCCTGCTTGGCCTAACTGGGTAAAGATTGGAATGGCTGTAGACGCAGAAGATAGACTAAACGGTTATCAAACAAGTTCACCAATGCGTGACTATGAGTTAATACACTCTGTTTATTTTAAAAATAGAAGTAAAGCAGAAAGAAACGCACACAAGTTAGCTGAAAAGATCGCTGAACGTAAAGGTGAGTGGTTTAACATAAACAATAAACAAGCTATAAAAGTTCTTGAAGAGGTGTCAGATGGATGAACGAGGACAGAAGTTTGCTAAGTTTGGATGGACTTTATCTGAGGCAAACCTTAACACACTGCCTGAGACAGCACCTGCAGGAGGCAAACGTCTAGCAGAGTGGTTGACACTTGAAGGTAGGCGATCCTCACTAGTGGAGTGGCTAGGGCACTGTGGTGATGATTCACGTATTCACGGTAGCTTTACACACGTTGGTGCATGGACAGGTAGGATGGCACACAGAAACCCTAACCAAGCCAACATCCCTGCACAGTTTCATGGTGATGCTGTCACTGCTGTAGAGAAGGTGAAGGACAGATACGATGGTCAACTACGTGAGCTATGGTGTGTACCCAAAGGATGTTACTTGGTAGGTACAGATGCTGAGGGTATCCAGTTACGTGTGCTTGCACACCTGATGAAGTCAGAGGAATACGTACACGCTATCGTGTCAGGCAAGAAGGAAGATGAGACAGACATACACAACCTCAATCGTAAAGCTCTAGGTATGTCACACGTCACCAGAGATATGGCTAAGACTTTTATCTATGCGTTCCTACTAGGAGCAGGTAATGCTAAGGTAGCACAGATACTCAAGGTCAACCAGAAAGAAGCAAAGCAAGCAGTTGAAAACTTTATGCAATCAATTCAAGGACTTGCTGAGTTAAAGAAAAAAATTATACCACACATAGCTAAACGTGGGTGGTTCAGAGGTCTTGATGGACGTAAGGTTGTAGTACCTTCAGAACACAAGACACTAGCAGGTATGCTTCAGAATGGTGAGTCAACCATAATGAAACATGCAGCACTCGATTGGGTACACAAAGCTAAGAGACAGTTCCTTGAGTTTAAGCTTGTGACGTGGCCTCATGACGAGTGGCAAACAGAAGTGCGTGGGCAGATGAAAGATGCTGAGTTACTTGGTGAGATACAAAGGCAATCCATTGTTGACACTGGTGTAAAGTTTGGTATGATCTGCCCACTCGCAGGATCAACTGACATAGGATATAATTGGAAGGATACTCATTGAGTTGGATTTTTGCACTATCACCTATCATTTTTTGCTTGACATTGAAAGCAATTGAGTGTATGTTGATGAAACGAATCAGTAAAGAGGAGCTTGTAAATGACAGCTAAAAAGAAGACTAAGTATGGTGTATTCGAAGGTGACTTGTATTACGCACGTATCTTCGAGGACAACATAGATGACTCAGAATACCATGAGCGTACAGAAGGACAGTTCAATACTGTGTTCGTACCCAAGGACGATGATGAGCTACAGAAGATGGTTGAGTTAGGTTTCCCTGAAGAATCAATGGGCAACCGTATGATCAAACCAATTACTGCAGCAGATAATCGTGCAGGTATGAAACTCAAACGTCCTAACAAACACCCTTCTGGTATTGAGGACTTTGGTGGTGCGCCATCCGTTACCCACGGCACTACCAATAAACCTTGGGACTACATTGAAGACGGTGCTCTTGGTAACGGCACTAAGGCCAAGGTTAAAATTTCTATCTACGGTGAGGGATCTACCGCCTCAGTAAGATTAGAGAAAGTGGGCATCCTTGAACATGTACCATTTGAAGAGATGGCTGCAGAGGATCGTTGGTAACAACCCATGTACTCCTTTCGTTGTAACTGGCAGGGCTTCGGCCCTGTCCTTTTTCCCTAAGGATTAGATATG